TTTCCGTCACGCTCTCACCATTCACTATCTTTGTGCAGGTCAGGTGAGGGTTGACCATTTCCCCGTAGAAAATGGCAATGATCGGGGCATCAACCGATCCGTTAATCCAGCATTGCTTGGTCTTGTTCATCGACGTCAATACCCACGGCCAGCCCCTCACGTTGGGGAACGGGAAATAGTTCTCCGTGTTCGGATCAAAATATTCGATCGACGGACTACCTGAGTACCAGAACGGGTCCTCATCCGCAACCAGTTTGATCGTGGCTTTCTGGTATGTGCCGGACTTCTCTGTTGGCGACAGGAAAGGGTTCCCCGATACCCCAATGCAATTCAGGGAATATACGATAGTGTCTTCTTTCTCGTATTGCAGAATCCCCGTGCCATCCAGCGGGTTAAATGCAGCAGCAAGGGCGGTGATGAGTGCCTGTTGTTCGCCAAGATCTGCGGACTGGATGACGATATCAAAGGATACGGGTCGTTCTTTCAGGGTCGTGTATTTCCGTCTCTGCCCGTGTCGCATCGGGGCTTTATCAGCATACACATGCTCGCCCGGGATGCCGGCAAACCCCGTATAATTCTTCAGGAGTTTATAGTCGGTTGCATCCCGGGAAAAAATAATGGGCGTCCCGTCGTTGGGAGGATGCCAGGTGAGGATCATGGCAGTCCACCCCCCAGGGCGGCGATCTTTCCGAGCGATTTGTTCATGCCTTCGGCATCGGTCTTGACCCCGTTATTGATGATCTTGATATTCTGGGTGATGGTGTTTCCCGCCGGCCCGGGTGTCCCTTCCGGTTTCTGGGCGCCGCCACCTAATCCCTTCACCCCTGAAAAGTCCGCTGCTTTGAGGGTCGGTGCTTTTATCGCGGTGAACTCCGGCGGCGTCCAGTCCGGGCCGAATGCCCCCACGATGATCTTGTTCTGGATGATCGGGTGCGTGCCCCCAAAGTTCACAGCCTCGGCCATATAATCCAGTTCAGCCTGGGTGCGGACGCGGGAAAATTCACCCATGGCAGTGTAATGAATGAGGCCTTTCCCCTCCAGGTCGATCCACCCCTTAACGATCTTCTCGTTCAGGGTAGTGTATGCCGCGCCCTGTTTGTCGAGTTCCTTGCCGATGGTATCTGTATCGATCGTGGACTGATCTGCGTTGGAGACGACTTTCTTATCAGGTGCTGCCCCCCCTGCCCCGGTCGTGCCTGCCGCCTGCATCCGGTCCAGGTATGCCTGCGCCCTCTCCCGCTTGTTCTGGGACCCGCCGGTCATGGCGAAATCCCCGCCGGCCGCCTTGATCAGGTCCTCGATGCTCCAGTTCGCCATCTCGGAGAACCCGGCCCAATCGGGACCGATGCCACCGGCCTGCAGGGAACTGGCGAACTGTTCATTATACGTCAGGGTTGATTTGGTGGCCGATACCGCCAACCCGAGCGCTACTTTGAGATCGTTTGCGCTGTTGGTAGCTCTCTGGAGTGCGATATCCGCCGCTTCGATATCAGTTTTCACTCCCGTCATCCGGGCTTCTTTGAGTTTATCGGTGAGGTTTGGGATAGTGATGTTCGTGAGTTCCCGGAGCTCCAGGTTCTTATCCCGGATCTCGTCGGATGATAAGATACCTTTGTCCTCTGTACCGGGTGACTCCTCCGGTAACTTGAAATCCGATTTAGATTTCTTTGTCATTAAACCGGACGCATCCCAGCCCCAACCAGAGGTTGGGCTTTCCCGGATTTGTTGCATCATCTCCCGGAACTCTGCCGCATCGTCACGGGCGGCTTTACTCGCCATGTGCTGTGATTGTATTTTTTCAAATTTTGTATAAAATTCACTATAATTCGTAATATTGGCATCAAGAGCAAGTTTGAGGAGTGCCGCGCCATTCGCCGCATCATCGATCATATCCGCCAGAAAATGAAACGACCCTGATAAGGTTATCCCGACGCTCCCCGCATCGTCCATCGCGGGGATTAATTCCGTATTAAATAGATCTACAATATCGTGCAGAACCGGCGCCAGTTCAGATCCCAGCATATATTTGAAGTCCGTCATGGACCTATCCAGATCTTTTGTTGCTTGCTCGTAATCCCGGAGTTTATTGGTTTGCGCATTTGTCGGCGCCCACCCGCTGTCAAAATACCCTTTCAGTTGTTCTTTAGACAGGAGCATATAGCCGGCCATCTCCTGATACCCGCGACCGAATAAGGTAATAGCAATGGTGTTCCTGGTCCCTGCGTCCTCGATCTCGTTAAGCCCCGCAATCACTTCGGGAAAAATATCGTTCATTGACCGATAAGATCCATCGGAGTTTTTGATGCTGATGTCCATGGCGTCCAACATCTCCCGGGCCTTATCCCCGGCGGTTCCCGTGTCCGCCATACCGATCGATAATTTGCGGAGCATTACCGACAAGGAACTGATATCAGAATCTGCATACCGGGCGACATTCGACCACTTGTACAGCTCTTCCGAACTCATACCAGTAGTGACCCCAAGCCTGTCAATCTGACTTTGGAACACCGCTGCAGCATTTGCGAGGTCGATGAACTTCTGCCCATATGCCATGAGCCGGTCAAAGATCATCAGGGTCATGTTCATAGTGACGGTGACATCCCGGGCGAATGCCAGCAGGCCTTGTGACGACTTACTCAACCCACCCAGGAACTCACTGCTATCCAAACCGAGCTTTGCGAAATATTGCATGATTCCCGAATCACCGGGCATGTAAAACCTCCGTCATCACGTCGTTAGACAATGATCCCTCCCGTGGCGATTACCCACTGATCCATTATTTTCATTGATTCCTCCGGGGATTGTGGTTCTTTCATCTCATCCTCCGCCTGTTTCAGGATACTGAAATCCGCTGCGGTGAACGGCTGCGTATCCTGTGAACGGTTGATATTTGCGAGCAGGGAACACCGGACCCCGTTCAATACGTCCTGGAACTTCCATTCCTGATCCCTCTGCCCAACCTTTGCCTCGACGACCGCCCGGACTTCTGCCGGTGTCATGTGCCGGAACTGTGCCGGGGTGATCCCGCCTATCCCGAACGCTGCTTTTTGCCACGCCTTCCGGTAGGCTTCGGTAAGTTTTTTGGTTGTTCGCCCGGCTCCTCTTTTTTTGAGGGCTCTGCTTTCTCTTCACCATAATAACCGGCGGCAACCAGTCCTTTCTCAATGTACCCGTAGAGGAGGACCATCCCGACCGGCCCGGCGAACTGCCGGCTGAACTCCTTGACCTTCTCCAGTGCGACACCTCTTCCGCTGTCATCCTGGGGGATTGCATAGACCAGATCGCCGGTCTCGTTCTTCTTCCGCAACCCATGCCATAAGAACAGGGCGGTGTTCTCATACGTGCGGTTGATGGGGTGGAATGCTACGAACAACGAGATCGTCCGTTCAATCTCTGCAACGTCCTTATCCTCAAAACGGAGATAGAAGGTTTGATCTCCTATCCCCATCGGATATGACTCCTCAGGCACGCAGTCAGGCACGCAGTATCACCTTATACTGCACCGTGGATGACCCGGACCCAGTAGATCTTCGGTACTTTGGAGTTTTCCATTACGACGATCGGCACCATGATGATATCACCGGCGGTCGTGCCGATCGTGATCGCAGCGGATGCAACACCAGTTGCGGTCAGCACCTGGTTGATGTAGATCGAGCCGGCCGCTGCGGTTGCCGTGAACTTGACGCCCGTATCTGCAAGGTCGGTAGTGACAGCATACTCATACACTGCCGTTGCTGCAGCGGGAACGAGTGTGAGACTGGTGCTGCCCTGGTCGGTGACCGATAAGAACGGCGTGGTGAGCCCGGCTGTGGCTGTCGTGATGCTGCTGATCAGGCCGGTTGCCTTGATCGTCACGTCAAACGTAGCTGCAGCGCCTTTCATCGGGGCTGTCGGCTTGATGGTCTTGACATACCCGTTGAACGAGTACGCCCGGACGAACGCCATCGGGTACACAACCATCCAGACGCTGTTCGTGCATGCTGCCTGTTGGGTGTAGAGCGCTGCCTGTTCAGCCCCACCGTAATCGTTGACCTTGAACGTCATCTCACCGGGCGTAATCCAGCCGGGTAATGATGATGTCAGGTTCCCCACGTTGTTATGCGAGGTTGAGTCAATCTCTTCTGTGCTCTGCTGTGGCGGGGATACATCGAGGAGTTCCCCGTAAATGGTCGTGTTGCTGAAGACCATTATCTTGGTTGCCCTGCGGGCCTGCTCAGTCATGTCTTAATTTCTCCTACGCATACGCGTAATCAATCAGAAAATCCCGGTGATACATGAACACCGGAACGTCCATGTTGTTGTCCGGGACGGTGCCGGCATCGTCGCACCCGATGAAGTACACCGGGATCACCCCTGTGCCGGGTGATATGAGGGTATTCGCAATTCCGTTCAGGCTGTCGGCGATGAGTTCCGAGAGGTTATCGGCCACGCCATCGGTTGCTGCCCATGCCGTGCACTGGATACGGGTCTGTGCATACTTCCCGGTGTTGTTCCCAACCAGATCCCGGATGTTGCTGACCCGGGATACGGTGATTGCCGGGAAGACGGGGGACGTCGGCAGTGCCATGCGATAGACGCGGGTACTGACAACCGCTGCGACTGCCGTATCGGCTTTCAGGCGGGTGATAATAGCGAGCACGGGATCTTTCATACGCCCTCCGAATAGGGTTTGCCGCCGAGCATTCCGATCATGATATCCCGGTAATGTTCTTTGTTCTGGTCGAACGGCGGCCTCCAATGAGGATGAGGATGTTGGATCACCTGTTCGACTTGCACCCAGTGCCCGTCAATTTTGAATTTGAGATATTTTCCGTTCTTTGCCCGGATAATCCCCCCATATTCTAACTGGCGTGCTTGTACTGCGGGGGTGCCAATCAAAGACACCGGCCTTCCCATATCCTCTCCTGGTTCAACCCTAATGGACGCCCGATATGGTCCTTGATCTACGGGTGCCAGGACCTGAACATCGTGCTGGTATGCCTGCCCGGCTGCCCGGACGGCTGCCCGTTCGTTCCTGGCGATACCCTGTGCGATCTTCTCCAGGTCGCGGCTGAACTGATCAAGCGCAGAGAAATCGAACGAGAAACCGCTCATGGGAAGAACACTCCGAAATCAATCGCCCTGCCCGCAATAACCCCGATCAGTGTCAGGATCGACGCGGCAAACAGGCCGATGATTGCATACAGGATGGTCTTCTGTAAATCCCGGACTTCTTTCAGGTCTGCCCGCATCCCGGACACTTCGCCTTCAATGGCGTCACACCTTTTATCAACCATCTCGTGACGGAGCAAACACATTTCGTTACTCACTTTTTCTGTATCGCTCAATCAGACCACCGCCGCGATATCGCAGGAGATATGCGAGACCGTCTTAACGGCTGCCTCGTATGAGATATTCACGCTGTTAATGCGGAACGTCTCGGCATACCCGGTCTCCGTGCTGGTCAGGGTATCGCCTTCTGATACGGCTGTACCGGCTGGCAACAGGACGCGAGGTGTG